GACCTGCGGCAAACTCAAATACCCAGTGAAGAGCCGCTTTCAGGACTCTGCCTAACGAAAGCCCCACGCCTCACCGCGTGGGGCTTTTTGTTTTGACGCTGCGGCGCGATTCGTCACACCGAAATCAACACACAACATGACAATTTCCCTCTGCGTGATTGCCGGCAATGAAACCGCGCATATCCGAACCATGCTCGATTCTTTCGTCGGCATCATCGACGAACTCTCACTGGTGCGGGCCATCGGCTCGCAGGAACCGGACGACACCGAACAGCTCGCGCGCGACTGGTGCGAGCGCAACGCGGTCCCGATTGTCTTTTCGGACTACCGCAACGGGGTCACTGCGCAGGCGTGGCGGCACGTCGATTCGTTCGCGAGGGCGCGGAACCAAGCCTTCGCCCAAGGCACCGGGGATTGGCTTCTTTGGGCCGACTGCGACGACGTGCTGACCGACGCGACGGACCTGCGGGAAAGGCTCAAGGAGCTGACCGAGGACGTGCTCATGCTCCGATGCCCTTACGACGTGCGGGGGACCGGCAAGAAGCTGCAGCGCGAGCGCATCATCCGGCGCACAGCGTTCGCCTCGGGTCGAGTCTGGCACCACGACGTGCACGAAAACCTGCTCCTGCTGCCGAACGATCTGCACAACGAGTGGACGGTGCCGGTTTGGCGGCATCAGCCGGTCGCGATCAAGCAATCCAACCGGAAACGCAACCTCGCAATCCTCGGGCGAAGCATCGCGGAGTCGGCGACCCAATACTTTTACGTCCACCAAGAGCACTATTGCGCGGGCAACAAAACCGCCGCCGAGCAGTTCGGGCGCATCGCGCTTTCCTTCCCGAATCTCGACGACTCATTCCGCTACGAGGTTCAGCTCAACCTCGCGCGGCTCGTCGCGTCACGGCGCGAGGCGTTGCAGTTCGCTATGGGCGCGCACGGCGTCTTCCCGTGGTGCCGCGAGGCCATCGCTTCCGTCATCATGCTGGCGTTCGAGCGCAACGACGGCAGGCGCGCGAGCTTCTGGGCGGAGCGCATGATGTCGCTACCAGAGCCAAAGGAGAAGGACCGGCCTTGGACGCACGAGGTGAAATGGTATGGCTGGGCCGGTCTCGATCTCGCTGCGCGGTCCTACCGGCTCGCGGACAATCCAAGGAAGGCGGACGGGCTTCAGTGGGCTTTTCACAAGCACCAAAAGCCCGCGATTCGGCTCACGCAGAAAACCCTCGGCGACTCGACGCGCTCCGTCTCCTTCCGTGAAGCGTGGCTTGGGACGGCAGCGCAACCGGACACCGTCGAGCACGTTTTCCTTGTCCGCCCCGACGACAAGGAAACGATGGCGATGTCGAAGCAGTTCATCCACGACGTAGGACAGCCGCGGGCAACAGAGCGCGCGATGATCTCGGTGCACATCGAGGACGGCATGGTGCCGCCGCACGACTGGGACAAGCTCGTGCTGGCAAGCGGCGTGACGCTTATCGACGCCGAGAACATCAAGGGAATCCTCGGAGGTGCGAAGTGAGCACGCCTCCGGCAATCGTGATCTGCACGACGAACGCGCGATGCCTTGCGGTCATGCAGGCGTCAATCGCGGCCTACGTTCCGCGCGACGTCGAGGTGATAATCTTCCGCAACGTCGGCGGCAGCTTCGGCGAGGCGTACAACTTCGGAGTTCGGAACGCTTTCATAACGCATTCGGAGGTCGTCGTCTGCAACGACGACATCGTGTTCACGCCGACGACGTGGGCGTTGCTCCTCGCGGATGTCGCGCATCTGCGCAAGGTCGTGCCCGATCTCGGCTACGTCGCGACGCGCTCGGACTATGCGCGAGGCGAGCAGAACGTGCGCAGCGGGCGCGGGAAAATCGACTTCCTGCGCTATCAGTCCGAGCGGCATATCGTCGAGACGCCGGTGATCGCGCCAATTTGCGCGTGGATTCACCGCGACGCGTGGGTTGATTTCCCGCCGATAAATTGGTTCAGCGACGACGTGCAATGCCTCGACATGAAGCGGCGGCATTTCATCTCGCGGGCCTACGTTCACCACGTCGGCTCGCAGACCTGCGGGCAGGACGCGCAACGGTGCTACGAGGACGCGGAGCCGTGGCTCCTCGCGAACCGGCCGGAGCTACACGCGCGGTTTTATTTTACAGGAGGCGCATAAGTATGGCAGCCGTGCGAGACTTCGACCCGACCCAGATTAACTCCGACTTCTCCGCGATCTTGGAGCAGGCGGGCGTCTCGTTTACTTATCAAGGCGTGAGCGTGACGGGCATCTGGGCAGCGGCGAGCAATGCGTTTGCCGACTTCGAGGACCAGCGCCGCGAGGACAGCAAATTCACGGTGTTCCTTTTGACGTCGAGCGTCAGCGCCACGCCGCAAGTCACGCAGACGCTTTCTCGGGCAAGCATCACCTATTTCATCGAGCGCGTGACATTGGATGCCGAGGGCGCGGGATGTGAAATCAGCGTGGCGAAGGTGATATGATTTCGATCTTCTCAGACACGAAGAAGCTGGAATATGCGCTCGCGAGACTTGCCGACGCTGCAAAGGTCGATCTCGGTCTGGTCGTGAAACAGGAAGCCGCCTACGTCGCGAAGGCGATCATGCAGATCACGCCGCCGACCGGAGACAAAACGAAAAAAGGCGCGACGGTGGCGACGGTCACAGGCGGGGAGATTACGAAAACCAAAGCGAGCGGACTCAGCACGAACGCAAGGAAGCAGGGCGAGAACGCGATTCTCGGAGACTTGTTCGGCGGAAATAAAATGGCCAAGGAATTTCAGATTGGCTTGTTCCAGCGCATCGGAAACTCAACGGAGGTTCCGCCGCGCGGCGGGCGCCACGAGACGATGGGCGTCAGTCTGGGAAATGAAGGCGGCAAGAAAATCCGCATCTACCGGAAGTTCTGGCAGGAGTCGGCATCAATTGGAACGATGCGCGCTTTCCATTTCGCAAACCGAACCGAGCGCGGAAGACGGAGGCAAGTCACGAGGAGTCTGGTGGGGCGCTGGGCGGTGCAGGACCAGATGTGGGTTTCGGAGCAGGCGGCGAATGCGTATCTGAAATACACGCAAAAAAAGGTCGGACTCGCGAAGGCTGGATTCGCCGCTGCGGCAATGGCGTGCGGCGTGCGCGTGCCGTCGTGGATTCGCAAGCACATGGCAAAGGCTGGAAACGCTCAGGTTCACTTTGGGCCGAATCCGTTCGTAGTCGCGCGGACAACCGGCAACCAGATTCCTGACCTGCAACGCGTGGTAGATTCGGCTCTCAAGATTCGCTACAAAATCACGATCTCAAAATACCGCGCCGTCCTCGCGAATCGCGCCGTCAACCTCGGATTCGCAAAAGTAAAGGGCGGGATGGTGATACCAAAAGAAACATGAGCACACGCACCAACATCCGCACCGCGACGGCGAACGCTCTCACCGGCGCGCTCGTCGTGCCCACCGCAAACATCCTTCGCGGGCGCAATAACACGATCGCCAGCATCTCGTTTCCTGCCGCCGCCGTCTATGCGGTCAGCGAGCAGATCGAGGTCCGCACGCTCGGGCCGAGCAACCGCACGCAATACCGGCAGCTTCAGCTCATCGTCGATTACTTCATCGCCGAGAGCGGAACGTATTTAATCGACGACCTTTTCGACACCGGCAGCGCGGCGGTCGAGGCCGCAGTCCTCGCCGACGTGACGCTCGGCGGTCAATGCCGCGACCTCCATCTTAACAGTGTGGACTATGTTATTGAGCCCGATGAAGACAAACGCTTCGGCACGGCTCGGCACACTTTCAACTGCATCTATTTAACCACCGACTAACATGGCAAACCACCTCGGGCGAGAAGGTCTCGTCAAAATCTCCAGCACCACCATAGCCGAGCTCAGAAATTATGCGCTCAGCCATAGTTCAGATGTCGTCGAGGATTCAGTAATCGGCGACACCTACCGCACGCGTCTCGCGACGATGAAAACATTCAGCGTCTCGGGCGATCTCTACTGGGACGAGACTGACGCCGGCCAACTTCTGATCACCATCGGCAGTTCGGTCACGCTCAACCTCTACCCAGAGGGCGCGTCAAGTGGCGACGTGTATTATTCGGGCGCGGCCATCGTGACCAAATTCGACATTTCCGCCAGCTTCGACGGCATCGTGGAAGGCTCCATTGCCTTCGAGGGCAACGGCGCTCTGAGCACGCTGACCGCCTAATTTCGCAGCAAAACACACACAACACATGGAAGCTATCGACCTCGTAAGAGAACACTTCGCCTCCCTCGGCACGCGCAAAATTGACGTGCCCGAGTGGAAGCTCGTCGTCCACGCATCGCCGGTAACGCTCGGCGAAAAAAACCGGCTCTATCGTCGCAGCAAAGAAAACGACATGGAGTTGCTCGTCGATATTTTGATCATGAAGGCCACGGACGAGCACGGCGCGAAACTCTTCACGATCGAGCACAAGCCGACGCTCTTGAACAAGGCCGACAGCAACGTCGTGGGCCGCATCGCCAACGCCATTCTGGCCGAAAACGGGCCGAGGCCTGACGACTTAAAAAACTGATTCACGGCGGAGAAGCTGCCGACTTCCTCGCCGTGTATGCTCTCGCGGACCGTCTCGGCAAATTCGCAAGCGAGGTTCTCGCCATGCCAGCGCAGGAATTGAACGGCTGGCTCGTTTACATAGAGCACCAAAACCGAAAACTGAAGCACCATGGCTGAAGCATCATTCACACTCAAAGCGATCGATGCGACGAAGGCGGCGTTTGCGTCGGTGCAGAACTCGCTCGCGAAGTTGCAAAAAAGTTCTGAGTTGGCGGCTGGCTTCATGAAAAAAGCCTTTGACCCGCGCGCGCTGGGCGCTGGCTTTGCGGCGGCGCTCGGTCTTTCACTGACTTCGATCATTGATTCCGCCATCACAAAATTAACCGAATTAGTTATGCGTGCGGATAATGTCCGCAAGATTTTGACCGAATCCAGACTGGAATCGGAAGGCATATTGGAAGCAGGTCTTTTCGCAGCAATGGACCCAGTGCGCCAACTGGAAACTATCCAACAAAAAATCATAAAAAACGCCGCAGAAATCAACAAGCTGCGCGAGAAGGTTTTTCAGCAGACTGTGCCACTGGAGGGCGGAACCGAAGGAACGGTGCAAATGGGCAGCGTCAAAGAAGCCGAAGAGCTTAAAAAACTAGAGGCGATGCGAGCATCACTGCTCATTGCGAATATCAACCTAATCGCAGACGCTGATAAAAAGATAGCTGACAATCAGGGGAAGGCATTCGAGGAAATGGAAAAACAGCGCCAGTCAGACCAAGACCGCAGAATTGCGTCGCTGAGTGCAGGTCTTGCGGCAGAGGAAAAAAACACGGTTGAAATTATCAAAGCGCGGTCGGAAAAGAACGAGACCATAGAAAAGGAGCGCGAGGGCTTAGAAAAACTAGCGGAATCATACCGCGATCTCAATTCACCGTCTCGCGTTTTTATTCGGCAAATAGAAGAGGTCAATAAAGTCGCCGCCAGTGGAACGCTAGGGTTTGGGTTCGCGGAAGCCGCTGCCGCAGTTGATTTGCTAACGATTGCGATGAATAAAAACAAGGAAGCGCGGGTAGATGCCGCGCTCAACGATTTATTCGGGGACCTCGACGAAGAGGCATTGCGCATCAACGAATCACTAAAAAAGCAGAATCAAATTTTCGACGACGCTGGCGGTATGATCGCGCAGGGATTCGAGGACGCAATCCTAAGCGGGCAAAAACTAAGCGAGGTCATCAGAGGACTCGGGCAAGACCTGCTCCGCCTCGTCTTCCGCCAGCAAATTACCGCACCGCTCGCCAAGGGAATCGGTGACGCGCTTTTGGCAGGCTTCCGCGCCGAGGGCGGACCTGTCGGCGCAGGCGGTGCCTACGTCGTCGGCGAAAAAGGTCCCGAGCTATTCGTGCCCAGCTCCTCGGGCAGCATCGTGCCGAACGGCGCAATGGGCAGCAGCGGCGGATCTGCGGGCGGCGTGACCGTGAACTACAACATCGCGGCAGGCGTCTCGCGCGCCGAGCTGGTGCCAATCCTCGAACAAGAGCGGCGGCGGCTCAAGGCTGAGATTCCCGACATGGTGCGGCGCGGGGGTGGCTACCGTGCAGCGTTCGCTTAAACGTCATGGCTATCTCCTACCCACTCACGCCGCCTGATCCGTTCTACCTCTCGCGCTTGTCGCTCACGGGCGTCTCGGCGGTGTCGCGCAACACGTCGCCCTTTACCCTGCAAACGCAGCAATACAACCACGCAGGCCAAGCGTGGCTCGGCTCGGTTGATTGCCCGCCGATGACTCGCGCGGATGCCGAGACGATGCTGGCGTTCTTGCTCTCGGCTCAGCGCGGCACGTTTCTTTTTCAGGACTACGCGAACGCAAATCCACGCGGCTCAATTACCGGCACGCTTACGGTCTCAAGCGCGACGGCGAACAGCACGACGCTGACGATGATCAACACCGGCGGCTCGGGCGTGTTTGCGGTCGGCGACTGGCTGCAAATCTCCACCTCGCTTTACAAGGTCATCAAAGCCGATGGCGGCGGATTGATCGTCGATGTCTTTCCGGTGCTGCGAAAAAGTTACGCAGCCACGACGGCAATCGTGAAGACAAACGCAAAAGGCGTCTTCCGCCTCGCGCAGCCGACGACGGAGTGGTCGATAGAACTGGCGAGCATTTACGGCATCAGCTTTTCAATCGTCGAGGACGTCGAGACATGAGCATCACCACAGCAGGACGCGGACTGACAAACGACATGGTCACCGAGGTGAGCGCATCGCAGCTCTCGCCGATCCTGCTCGCTTCCCTTTCCTTCGCGACGCCGGTGCATATCTGGACCGGCTACGGAACGATCACGGTCGGCAGCACGGCATATCTCGGAATAGGAACGCTCGGCTCGATCTCGCCAGTTGAAGAGACGACGGATCTCGCGGCGCGGGGCATTTCCATGCAGCTCTCGGGCGTTCCCACGGCGATGCTGGCCGTTGCGCTCACCGAAAATTATCAGGGCAGGGAGTGCTCGGTTCTCTTCGGCGCGCTTCAAGCCAGCGGCGCACTCGTGTCGTCGCCGGTCACGATCTTCTCGGGGCGCATGGACGTGATGAGCATAAACGACGACGGGCAAAACGCGACTATCGGGATGAGCGCCGAAAACAAGCTCGTGGACTTCCGCCGCCCGCGTGAAGTGCGCTACACCGACCAAGAGCAGAAGAACCTTTTCCCTTCTGACAAGGGGCTGGAGTTCGTGACGGCGATTCAAGAAAAGCAAATCTACTGGGGCAATGCCAAGCTCGTCGCGCCGATCAACGAAGGTGGCGGCGAGAGCGAGCGCACCGGCTACGAATGAACATGGCCACGCGCTGCAATAACTGGCCGGACCTGCTCACGGCTTACATCGAGCGCAAGCGGCACGAGGCGTTTGCGTGGGGCTCCAACGATTGCTGCCTCTTTGCGGCGGACTGGGTGCAGATCGCAACCGGCCACGACATCGCCGCGCAATGGCGCGGGCAATACGCAAGCGCGCTCTCGGCGCATCGAGCACTCAATCGAGGCGGCGGAATCGAGCGCCTTGTCGATGAAGCGGGAGGGATGAAGATCGCGACCGCGCTTGCTCGTCGCGGCGATCTCGTCGCGCAGGACGGCGGCGACGGTGTCGCGCTGGGCATCTGCGTCGGCAGCGTCGCGGCTTTCCTCGCTCGCGACGGACTACAATTCGTGACATTCCCGAACGCTAAAGTCTGGAGATTTTAACCATGCCACAAGTATTGATCGCATCCGCTATCGCTTCCGCGTTTAAGGCGGCTGGGTTTTACATTACGTCGCAGGCTCTGGCGATGGTCGCGGCCACGGTGCAATTCATCGCTGTCACCGCCGCGTCAATGGCCGCGTCGAAACTGCTCGCGCCCAAGATGCCGAGCTTTTCCGACTCGTCGCTCTCGGAGCGCGGCCAGATGGTGCGTTCTCCGATCGCGGCGCGGTCAATAATTTACGGCCGTTGCCGCGTCAGCGGGACCATCGTTTACATTTCGACGACGGGCACGAAAAACGAATACCTTCACCTTGTCGTCGCTCTGGCGGGCCACGAGGTCGAGGCAATCGACGAGATTTATTTTAAC